CTATACACGAGATAAAGAAGATGCCTATCACTTTGATGCAGTGGTTTTAATTCCCATCAAAGGTATTGCGACAACTAATGGTAAAAACCCTGCCGTGATTATGGCGAGTCTTATAGAAGATGCTTTGCAACTTACTGGGAACATCACTAATTTTAGTTTCAAAGTCAATGAGCAAGGGCAAACTTTACCTGATGCTTTCAAAGTATCAAGATACGAATCCATCGTTGTCATTGAACAGAAGTATATCCCTGATAATCCAGTAAGTGACCCTTACCCCTTTAGTCCAGCACTTCGTGATATGGTACAAGTTGTGCAGGCGGATAATCTTATTGATAATGGTGCTAAAAAATCGGCTGGAGATAAAGTGCAAGATTTGATTGGTTTAGTTTCTAATTCAAATAAAAATATTGATATGTTTCGTGGAATACAAATCCCTTACGACAGTCTTATCACCAGTTCGGGTGTGACAGGTATTGCGAGAAACTTTTTCTTAACCTTCGGAGACATACCTGCTACAGAAAAAGGCGCACTTGCAAATACAAGGTCGGCTTCGGAGTTGATGAATCAAATGGTCATAAACTCAGTAGGCGGTAACATTGATGATGATGACAAAGAGGGTCTATTTGATTGGATTGAAAATACACCCATTGCTGGAGAAATAGTATCTATTTTTGGTTTTCTTAAATCGGTTATTGAAGATACGCTTGTTACGCTCGGTACAGAGGCTCACGGTAATGATGGTGGGATTAGAATTATGCCTGAGAAACTTCATGTGCGGTATGATGCTGGCAACAACTACTACGCATTCACTATGCTTTTGGTAGCCACAGACTTTGTAATAGGTGTATGATATGAGTTTGCTAATTAATCCCGGCTACGGACTTAAGTTCAACGGTATCAGCGATAGCGTTCTCGTACCTGTAAATACAAAGCAAATTCACGGTGTACAAGATGAAGAGCGTAAAGGTTTGCCTCGCTCGCTTTCGTCGTTTACGCTTGAAACTTGGTTCATTCCCGATTGCGGTGGCGTGATTTTTGAGCAAGAAAATGTCATGCGTTTGACTGTAGGCAGCCCAAGTAGCCCAGCACCTGCGACTTTTGAAGTGCGTTTGTATAACCCTTCCAGTGGAAGAGATGCTGTCTTTTCAATTTCTACTGCAAAACCTATCACAAAAGCCAATGGTCAAATTGCATACTGGGAAGGAATTCTTTTCCCTGCTGCAAATGAGATTCACGACGCATACTTAGCCACAGATGCAGAGCGCAATGATGTTACGGCTTTCAACAGCGGTCACCGAGAGTTGCTAAATGTCACCGTATCGTTTGATGGTAGAGTCATTACTATGTTTGTCAATGGTGATGTTGCGGTTTCGCAAACATTGGAAGAGGTGCATGAATTAGTCACTCAGCAGAATCACATCTATTTGGGCGGCAGAGGTGGCGACTTTAGAGGAACGCTTGAGGCTGTTCATTGGATGAGAGGAGAAGTGCCATCTGCTTATCAACAGTATTCGCCTATGAAGAGTGATAATACGCTTGGGCTTTGGAGGTTTGAAGAGCCAATTGAGCCGTTTGACCTCATAACGACAACACCATCTATTACCGCATCTACATCGGCTACATCAGTCATCAGTATAGGTACGAGTAATGCCCAAGCATTATTGGATGAATTAGCAGGTCAAAGTGGACTTACTGCTATAGATTTCACAACCAGTCCTTACAGTTCCGGTGATTACTCATTAACAGTATATGCGGCTTCTTCAACGACGACAGTTGCCATCCCTAAAGTTCCTTACAATATTTTGGTTAATCCGCTCGGATATAATCAAAACACAGGTAAACCTACGAACAAAGCACCTGAGCGCATGCGACTCATGTCTATTGATGCAAGTGCTGGAACAATTACAGTTGAGTCCATTCACTTGGACTTTGGTGCAAATCCGACCAGTGGGAGAAGAGGGGCATTGATGAATCACGATGCTGGTCAATTTGTCATTATTACAGGTGACTGTATTGTAGATGCAGGTAACGGTAACGAGTTCCAACCATATGGCAGTGGCACTCAGTTTTCTCAGCGACAAGGGCAGATATGCATTGACGAAAGTGATTTTGAAAATCACGGCATGATGTTCTCATTAAGTATGGCGATTGATAGTCACGAATACAACAAGTTTTCTGCCAGCACGACGAACATGGGTTCTACTTACTTGACCGGCCACTGTGGTCGTCATATCTACAATCATGTTACCAGTCATCCGTTTATGGGTCTTTTACCACCTACTCAATCGCATGTGGTTGAAAAGAAATTAGACATGGGGGCTGATGTCATTGAAGCGACTTTCCCAGCCCAATACAACGACCTTCGTAGCACTGTTCCAATCAATAGTATCGTGTCAAGTTACGATGTGCATGGGCCGATTAAACTTAGCAATATTGTATCATCCAGCACTGTTAATTTGTTAGTTGAGAACGGTATGTCAGGCATTGATGATACTCAGCGTGACATCATCGCCATCGGTGGTATTAACTTTGACCCAACACCTTTCTTACTCAAATCCCTACCAACCAATAGCGAAAGCGGTAACACCCGATTTATTATACCATCAAGTGAAAGTAGAATCGCTACATTGTCAGTGCCAAATCTTGCTGACTATGATTATGCACCTTTTGTTCAAATCCACTATAATGCCATTGATTTAGAAGGCACAGAATTTACAATTGGCGCAGCCTCAAGGCTAACTGCAAACATTAGTGGTGGCGACACTATATTAACTCTTCAAAGCGTTAAGCCGTTTGGCTATGATGGTCAACGAATATCGGCTGGACTTATCCGTATCGGTGATACACCTGCTTCTGCGACTGTAACTGTTTACGCTATTATAGATTATGCGACAAACACTTTGACGCTTGACTCTGCCGCTGATGCGGCTTTCGTTACTCTTGCTACTACAGGTGCTATCGTAAGAACCATCAGCCAAACTCCAAAACTCATGGTAACAAAAACCTTGCCAAAAGTAAGCACCATTCTCACTGGCTCGTATTCAATCCTTGATTTAATCAAGGAATCAATGGCAATTGCTGAGTTGGAACTCTTTTCGCCCGGAGGTATCATTGAGTTTGAAAAGCCCAGCATGGGTATGTTTCAAGATGGAGATTTAGAAGGCGATAACTCCGAAGGGTTGATTGCAGAGAATGTGTTAAACTACGACCTATGCCCTATCAACTATTTACCTCTTACTTCAACCGACCCTCCAAACAAACCACCACAGGCAATCACTGTGGCTACATCGGAACTATCATCACGCAGTTCGGTATTCCACCGTGTATTTGTAAGAAGTAACAAGTCAGTAAGTCAGTTTGAAGAAGTGGCTGATATACGATACCAACGAGCCAGTAACGGTATTCGTTTACGAAGCGGTGTTTATATTAACAATTCATCGGGTTATGCATCTTCTACTATTAGTGCGATGACAGTTGATGGTGTAGATGCGACTACAGTATTTGCTATCGGTGATATTCTTTACAAATCTAATGGAACAAATCTCGGTACAGTCACTGGCGTAACTGCAACAACTGTTACCATTGGTGGAGGAACATCCGATTCGGTTGTGGATAATGACGAATTATTTAATCAGCCGCAAATCTTTGGCATAGGAACAAGTAACCAAAGCACTTGTGTCAATGAATACTTTGACATTATTGAGCATACATCAAATGAAAATGTCATGCGATTAGTCATTCAACCCAGTGACCGAAGCAGACTTACCATGTTAGCCAAGATGATTTCTACAACAGAGCGAGCGAATCGTATCTCAATTGAACGATTGGTTTCTCGTGGAAGAGTTTTATCTTTCTCCGATGATGCGGATGGTAACCATATTATGCGAGCGCATGGTGTTACCAGCGACCTTTCATCATCCAGTGTATATGTCAAAGGTTCAGCAGCACCTGATAGTCATATCGTCAAAGAAATCATGCCCGGTGCGCCAGTTGTCACGATGACGCTTGGTGGTGCTGGACAAGGGGCTATCAATACTAAAGAAACATTTGACCCAAGTCCGTTAGCACGATTGGCTTGGAATACTCGTCAAAACTGTCAAATCGCTGTTGCATCCACGACCAGCACAACAGTTACAGTGACTCCCCTCAATAACCGAACAGAGGATTTGCAATCATGGGGAACTTACTGTTTCCCAGCAAAAGGCTTCATTTATCTTGAAATGCCAAAGAACAAAGGTGAAGGTACACGATTTTCAAAAGCCGAATATACCAGCAAAACAGGTGACACTTTTACATTTGCATCGGGTACAGGGCATCTCGGAACGGGTCAGTTTATTCTCGCTGATGGCTCGGAGGCAGACTCACTTGCTGATTGGATTACATCAACAGGTATCACTGCCGGTAGTGTGCTGCATGTAGACGATAAGTTTGGTGAAGAAACTATGTGCAGTGATGGAACGACCATCAATGACCGATTATTTCAAACTCTTGATACTGTTCAGCATGACTATCAACTCGGAACACAATATGCAAGCACTCGTGCATTGGTAGAAATTCCTTTGTTTGAAGAATTCTTTTTTGACAAGCCCGACAAAGGTATTTTTCCCGGCCCTGATAACAGCATGAAGATTCATATTGATGCAACTCACACAGCGCATTCTTGGAATCCTAATCCAGTTGGGAGGAGAGCCGATGCAGTTTCACCCAAAGACCCCGAAGTGTTTGGGCCATTTTCTTATACAATTCAAAATAAAACACATCGGTCAGGTACGAAAGTTACACGACCTTATGATTCTGCGGTTCACCGAATTTATGTAGAAGATGCTGACATTTTCCCAATACCATCCGCCCCTCCGGTTACTGTTGCTAATCTCGGAGGTAGCGCACGATACAGGAGAGCCTACTTAGCCAACGGAGAATGGGTGATTTATTCGGCAAGAGATTTGACAAATAATTACCTCACTGTCGTTGGTTCTGCTGGTGACGATTATATTTCCAGCAAGAACTTTTTTAGAGATTTGAAAGTAGGTGCTTACTTACTTTCGTCACCGAGTTACCAAGATATGAATTACAGCGGTATTGCTGATAATCCTACACTTGATAGTGCGGGATATGAAAGTCGTCGCTCGTTCTACTATGACCGCTCAAATGTCATGACTCAAGGTGGGAATGTAGACTATGGGCTAAAGCAATATGTAAGCGCCATTGAATTGAGGGCTGGGCCAAAAAGCAATCCGCATTTACCGAAGATTCAATCAAAGCGACCAACAGCAACTGTCATTTCACTTACAGGTAGCCCTGCTACATCATTAACATTAGACGATGCTTCTCTTTTCCCTAAAGATAGCCCCGATACCGATTACAAATTTAGAGTTGCATGGAGAGATACCAGTGGCACTGTGCATCGTGGTTTTTATGATGGGAGAACTGACAACACACTTACCATCGTAAGTCCTGATGCTGGCTTTAGCCCCGTTGTTGGGAGTGAAATATATGTAGAAGATTTGTATGCTACATCGGCTGGTACTTATCCTAAAGTCAAAGAGACTTTCCTTAACAGAGCGTGGGCGCATCCATTCTGTGTCGGAGGATTGCGACAAGGCGATACGGTTTGGATGAACATGCATTATACCAATCCACATGCCATTGAAGGCTTATTCTGTAAAAGCAGAGGAACACTTAACGAGGCAGAGGTTTGGTCAGGCTTTACTGGTGGAGTCGGTGCATTTGATGCTAATCCGAGAGACAGCATACCGATGGAGAATTTTCTCATTGGAGACAGTTGTATAGAAACGGCTCAAAATCTTGTGCAGCATATCAATAAAACAATTGAGTTGAACTACGATACGCTTGGACTATCCACTACTCCTCCAGTCGTGGCTTATCTTGACCCTTATCAATGCACAGATAAATTCGCAAGAGTTCTTCTCTATGATGTTGAACATGACCGTGAGTTCATCGCATTCCAAGATATTCACATGCAAGTCCAAACCAGCCCTGCTACGGCATCTATCGGTTCGGATAGCAAGTTGAAAACAGGGGAAATAGATAACAGCGTCGCTGCCAGTGGTTCTTTGCTGGATGTTGCCGCTGGCTTCCCAAGTCAAAATAAAATGCTCAATACAACAGAAGATTCGGATTTCATTGAGGCAGCGTATTCGCACAACTCGGATTGGAACGAAAGCACAAGTGGCGGTTTATCTACTCATTCAGTTGGTGGCGTTGCTGGGTTAGACGATAATGGTTATTCAAATCGTACAAATGATTCTACGGTCAACACTGATGAGGCGGCAGCGAAGCATGACGAATTTGAAGATGGAGTTAAGGAACAATCTACTTTCTTTGATACACCGGATGGAACACGAGTTATTCCAGCATTCTTAGCCATGAAAGGAATTCGTAACACTTCTTTGGTATTGAGTGATACACGGATGAACAACCTTGACCATTGGACTGATATGGACTTTGTAAGAAGATTGAGTGTGGATTTGGGTGAGGTTTCGCTACGAGATGGAGTGACAAATATTCAATCAGCAGCGAGAGAAGTAGTCCGTCTAATTAACCAAGCAGGTGCAAAGAATGGCAAAACACACGCACGACGACCTAACGACCAATTCTTAGGAACGATGAACGATGACCCTGCTTCCAAGCACCAATACGCTGACTTTGCTGCTACGGCTTCTACTCATGACCCAGCACCATTTTGGGATGTAAAGAAAGCATTCTCAAGTCACGATAGAGGAACGCATATGGGATATGTTCGTGCTCATTTAGGTAGAGTAGTTCTTGATTCGGATGGCAATCAAGGCTTTTCAATTATCATACATTCAACTGTGCCGGGTGCAGGTGGAAGAAATTTCTGTGCTTGGCTTGATAGTAGTCGTGCTCAAACACCATACAGACCTCAATACCTCATCGGACACGGTGGGCGATTCCGCAACTATTGGTGTCAGCCTGACGAAATCAGTGGTGAAAACATGCACCCTGCGCCAATGCCAATTAACCGATTCGGTAGACCATTTGCACCGATTACAACACTCAAAGAGTATTTACCGCCCGAATTTGCTGATGATGAGACAACCAATAACTTACACTTAGGCGCTGATATTATTGCCAGTCAAGGGGTGTTAGCCGAAGCCAACACTGAAATGGTGTCGGGTAGAAATGCAAATACGCTTCTTAACGAATCCTTTGAAACAAAAAGCCCTGCATCAGTTCTTGTAGACGGGCTTCGTGTAGGTACGAAGGCTAAGGCAAGAATCAACTTCGGTGGTATGACGCAGGCTGGTATTCCCGGCTGGTCACCCGATTTAAGTCGCTGGGGATTCACTAACGATGGAACGATTAATGTAAGTCGCTACGGGAATACAACAAACGCCAGTAGTCCGATGACCTTTACGACAGAAGGCTATCAAGATGGTTATATTCCTTCTAATGATATGAAGTCGGCCAATATTGGTAATAACCCACTTTACGGAATTCGTTTTGATGACCATAGAGGTAGTAGTCATACTATTCGCCTACTTTACAAGCAATACGGACAAAAGTTTGCTGGCGAAAATACATTCTTACCACCAACCCTTGATGAAGAAGTTATCATTCATTTTGATGATAGAGATGTAAGTCAAGGTGGCTTTACCATTGGTCGTCACATGGTGGGTAGTGGAGAAGTGTGTGGAGAAAAAACAGGCGGTACGCTTATTGATTTCAAAGGTAATCTTTGGAACACATATCCTTCACCCGTTGTAGGTGTGTTGGCTACAACCGCCTTATCCAGTGGCACAATGACGGTGACATTGGATGCACCTTATGATGGCTCGGAAGCATTGTTGAATTCTCATCCTGACCTTCTTGGTTATCTTGGCTTCCCTGAAAGCGGTATGTTCCAGTTATCCACTCAAAGTGGTGTTCAAGGATTAACTTTCTATTACACAAGTCGCACACACGATGATGCTACTGGAACTCACAAGTTCTTCGGAGTAGTCGGTGGTGCTGCGAACTACAGCGACACTGACTGGTATCTCAGTCCAAGAATCAACTTTACCAGCCTTCTTACTGATGAAGTCATTGCAGCAGCCGTAGCCTATGCTATCAATACAGATGGCGCTACTCAAGACAATGTAGACTTTACCAGTTTTGATTGCACTAACATGTTTGCACCCGATGGTAAGACATTAGGTGAATGGGGTGTGAGTGCTACCGCTATCCGTATTAAAGTAAGAAGTGACGCAAGTATTCCTCTCAGTAACTTGTTTGAGGCTTCGGTTGCTAAAGATTGGGGCATTCTTGACGGTGTTTCAACAGAAGCCGTTACTACTGCTCATCTCGGTGGATTAACAACTGCGGAAGTTGATAACGGTACTCGCCTTGATATTGGGTATATTCCTAAGACAGTATTACATGTTAGTACAAAATACAGAGGAACGAATGCAAACACCGCTACGCCTGTATTAGTAGATAGTCAAAACAACATCGTAGATGTGACCACATGGCAACGAAATCTTCGTGGTGAAAATTATACTGATGCGCCCGGTGACCACATCATTCCAAGAGTAGATTCACCTTGTCTTGTTGTAGGTTCTTATTCCTCCGGCTCAGGTAAATTTTCACTCGCTACCGGACAATCTATGGCATTGCTTGCTAAGCCTGCTTGCGACGACCCCAATTCTTGGGGAGAGCCTATCATTGTGTGGCATAATGATGACGAATACGCCATAGTTCGCAGTGACCCCGGTGCTTCAAGTCTTACGGATTTTAAATTTGATACGAATGTGGGTTTATCCGGTTCATTCCATATTGCAGCAGGTGAAGTATTTTTCAAGCGTAGCACGAATTTACGAAGTGCAAAAGAAACAGATGGTATTCGCATCGCTGGTAGTAAGCAGAGTAACCCTTTGCTTTACTTTAGAGGCGCAAGAGACAGCCCTGACCATTTTGTGCCTCTTTACTTCGGTGGAGGCTTTAGTGGCGTTGTCGTTGACATTAATGACGGTACTCAAAACGACTATTCGGATTTCTATACTCACCCATACTCAAGTGGCCCGACTGGTTCTGCTGGATTCCAAAATGTGGGCGAAATCGCTGGCTCATTTGCACTTATTGATACAAATGCGATGATGGCAATGTTTCCCGGCACACCGTATCTTGACCAACATAAAGGTCAAAACAATCCACCGTTCTTCAACCAAGATGCGATTTTACCCTTTGACATGGCAAAGGGTGCAAACACAGGTGTTACAGGACTGACATACACAGATACAGGCGCAAATAACGAAGTAAGTGTCAACTTACCAAGTCCAATCATTCTACGATTTGCTCACCCTCACGCACGATATAGTGCGGAAGGAAATAATGCACAACAAACTTCGTACATCATTTTTGGGCCGGGTCAGGCTTTCCCTCACAATAGCGCATCTACTGAACCACAAGGTGCGAGTATTGTAACTCAAGGAAATGGTTACAGTGCTGTTCCTATCTATATTGGAGGTAAAACTGGTGATGATTCGTTTTTACCAAATCAGTTAGCAAATGGTGACATTACAGAACATAGTGGTTTGAATCGTGAAAGTAGTGCCGCTGCTCATTTACCAATGACAACTTTCTTCCAAAAGAACCATGCACAAGGATTCAATTATGTAATGAACTGGCAGCCTACCAAAGGCTTCCCGTCTGTCAATGCATCATCATCAAGGACTTATTCACAGCCCTATACAAGCGCCTTTTTCTTTGAAGGTACAGATGGTGCTACAACAGGATTACCTAAGCATTATCATCCATTTAGTTATGTATTCAGCGATATTAGTGGTAATGCGATTGGTAGTGCGACTTATCCAAAGACTCGTAAATCTTCTGTCATTTGGCACATGGATGGCGGCTATCATCCCGGTGGACATTTCCTTGATGACCATGTACGAAAGAATCCAAAGAATCCAGTCAGCGGAAACTTCCTTGACAGTGGTGCTGGTGCTAAGTATAACACCAGTTCATTCCGCCCATGTGGATTACTTGCTAAAGCCTATTTGTCATACTATGGTGGAACGCCTAACAACCAAGCAGTTGCTGATAATGTCGTCGTCGTTGATGCCACTCGTTGTCAAAACGCAGAAGAACTTGGGGCAGTATTAAGTGGCGCTATCAATACATTTCCCGGCACAGACCCGCTAAAGGCCATTGGTGGAACATTCATGCCAAGTATGCAAAATGCCCACAATCAAGACCGATACGGATGGGTTGAGGTTGATGTATCAAGTTACACAGCCGAATCAGGCGTAACACCTGCAAGCCTTACAGTGTCAAGTGTAGCGACAACTTATCCCAATTACGGATGGATAAGAGTCAGTAACGGAACAGTAAGTGGTTTTGCACCTTATATCAGTTATTCCGCTGGAACTTTTACATTGGCTGTAAACGCTATTACAGCAGACACAAACATTGTGAATCCGCAAACACGGCTTGCTATTACGCCCGATGCGACTTACAAAGCATATATTTGGACTAAGGCAGGTACTCACCGTTTCAATAACGCTGCCTCCGGTTCGTCAAGAGACCATATGACACAAGTTCACTTTAGCGGATTTTTAGATGCTGTAGATAGAACAAAGCCGATTGGCGCAGTTGGATGGAATGGCGAAGCGTATTCTTACTTGAATTCATACGAGGCGAGTAATGAAATTGGGGCAAACTTACACCCTGCTGGACTCGGTGCTTGGCATCCATTTTTAGGTTTCAATCCATATGGCGCTGCTGAGTCTTGCTTTGGTGGAAGCGCACCGTTTGGAAGCATAGAGTCACCTTCTATAGATTTTTACAGTGACTATTGCATTAGTGGTTTATTTAGCCGACATCTTGTTGCGGTCACTCACGAAAGCGAGTTACCTATCATTGCTAAAGCAGATAGAGATGGTATTTCGTGTGCAGGTGATTGGTTACATGTTGCACAAACGAATAACATTGCACACGCAGGTACAGTTGAGATTGATACTGATGCAGTTCACAACAAAAGTCGCTATGTCGGGCCAGCCACTGCTGGGCCTCATGTTGAAGCACAGATGCACTCTGCATTCGCATTACCAACCTCATCTTCGGACTACCCTGCTGTAGGTAGTGCGCCTACTGATGTTCAGTTACACAGAACCATACAAAATGGAGATATGGTGCGAGCAAACGCTTGTAATTTCCCAACAGGTGATTTGTTTTGGGATGAGTCGGTGGTCAAGAATTCAGGATTCCACGAAGATGCTGGTACTTATGCAGTAGAATGTATTGGTATAACAGGTCGCAATCACTATCTTAACATCAGTGCAAGTTCGGCTACAATGCCTCATAACGGACTTTACGGCTATTACAATGCAAGAAGTGCGGCTCGTAACTTCTTACCCGAACATGTTGTTTGGAAGCGTATGGATGGCGGTAGCCTCACTATGCCTGCTGTCAATGCAAGAGGATTAGGTATGATACCCTTTGTCACTCGTAAAGACGGTGCTGAATACAAAATGGTCGGTGAAAAGATTCTCGGTAATGTTCGGTTTTCTTTTGAAACCACTAACGCTGCTATGTTCCCTATCATACAAGCACAGGAACTATCACATCCGCAATTAGCCGAGCAACACCCGCTTGAAATTAGAAACGCACTGCTGATTCCTAACGAACACGAGCAATTTCAAAGTGTCAATGTTGTAGACGATACTGGTCAAGAACATATTTTGGAAGGTGGAAGTCCTCTTGGTACGGTGATTATGGACTTTAGGCATATCAGTGATAGAGACATTGAAGGACTCGCACCTGCGTTGGCTGGCGCTGGTGTCAATCCGAATCTCAAAATCCGCTTACCTAACCCCGATGAAATTCCCGGCAACATCGTTGTCCGTTCCGGCTTTGACCGTATTCAAGCATATCAAAACGAAACAATTGGTTCAGGTGGTCTACAACACCCTGCTCAAGGTGCGACTCAAATTCGTCACATGTTTGAAAACGAGTACGCAGGCCCACGCCTATGGCCTACATGGGAAAACAACGGATGGGAACATCTTAGCCAAGACGCATCGGATGTCGCTAACAACCGACTCAAATTCCCAGCATCAAGTAGTGAAGGTTGGTCTGACCATAGTAGCGATGCACCGCTACAATCCGCTTACGAACCACATGACCGTAGTTTATTCTTCCATGTAACTCGCATGGGTGTATCAATGACACACCGATACGATGTTGATGAATTAGACTACAGTAGTTATTCAGGTAGTGTCGTTACAGTAGGAACAGCGCCCGAATCCGCTGTATGGCAAGATACATCCGAACAGAGTGGTGGAAGATGGTTTATGCGAGTCTATGACCCTGCGACAAACAAAGGTGTCATTGCTTCTTACACAGGAGTTAGCGGTTCTACTTTTACAGGTGTCGTTTACAGCCCTGACTTTGTATCTTTCGTAACAGGAAAGAGCGGTCTCAAAGTCGTACCTTCTTACTATTTACCTGCCGGAAGCACTCGTATGTTTGCAGCAAGAAGATTGCGTGACCATAGTGAATACAGCGGTGCAAGCCCTGATATGCCTGCTACTAATTGGTTCAAACTCTACGATTCTTTACCAGCATCAACTGGTGCGATGACAGAGCCATCTATTCCTTACACATACCTATCAACACCAAAGATGACACCAATGCCGATTCCAAGAATGGGTCATCACTATGTCAATCCCACAATGGCATTGATGCCCGGTCATTATGCACACCCTGCTTACCAGCGCATGTATAGTCTTAACACGGCTTGTCAAAGTGCCAATTACAGCCCAATGAGTGACAATTACATCGGTACGCTTGAGGCTGCTCGGCTATCTACGACAGAAACACTCAGTTCATACGGAATTGTAAAAGACCCATTGATTTGGTTCTCTACTCCAACCGCTGCTTTCAGTCCAAGTGACATACATGGTGGTGCGTTTACTCTACTAACTGAGACAAAAGTCAAGTATGAAGGCTACGGTATTGCCGCCAGTAGCGGTGCAAACGCTGGTGATATTAATGCAGAAGGAGGGCATACACTTGTCCTTGAGGCAGCGAACACCTATACATTCAACAACCATTTCCCCGACCCACTTGAAGTAGGTGCTTACCAAATTATCATTCAGCCGAATGTATTCAAGCAACAGTTGAAGGGATTCCACCGCAATCATAGCGAGGCTACAAAAGCACCAAGCGAAGCGGGTACGAAAGTTACTGAATTAACGGGTCAACAAGTCAACACGGTTATTGCTATTGAGAAAGATATGGGAACACGAGGGGCTTACGCACTCATCCTCGCAGAAGCAATGATGGCTGATGTGCGTGGTTGCGAGATTATACTTAACGAAGTTATCTTGGACATTGAACCCGACGCAGGTAGTCAGTTTACAAATTTAGCACCACTTGCGTTATACAATCCACTTGGCGTTCAAGAAACCTCAAGTCCAAGTTTCACACGCAGAAGCATACCTTACCGACCCGGCATGTTTCAAAGCGCCACACCGGGTTACACAGTTACCATACCGTGGTGGGGTATTTTGCACAAAGACGGGGCAGCCTCATCCGCTGCTGATAAATTCCGACACATAGAGTGGCATAAGCCCGATAACTACTATGAATTCTGTAGAGTTGGCTACGGCTCAGTTGGTGCTCAATTGACACTCGCAGGCTATCCTACAAGTTATCTTGACATATACGAACCACATATGCGAATCAAGAGCATCAACCCTAACTGTATTGTTGCATCAGCCGATTCGGTTGCCAACACAATCACTGTTGATAATAACGAATTATTCCCAGTCGTACCCTATTACGGTGAGAAGTTGATGTATTACAAAAACGGTATTCGTTATACTGCGACTTATACCAACCGAACAGGAACGCTCGCTTACCCTACACTCGGAGATGCGACGGTCTTTGAGGGAGTGGCGGCTGACCCTTTGTTTTGGGCAAATATCGGGTCAGGTACAATCCTACAAATAACAAAGGCTTATGATAACGGTGACGCTTCTACCATGTATATTGATTCTACAAAGAGCATCATGACCCGTTCCCTTCCTCAATTAGCCAATGGTAGCCGTGATACCAACTCACTCAACCCACCCGATGCATTCCTCTGTATGTGGCATCCTAATCTTGGTCGGCCATATACATGGTATAGCGACGATGCCAGCCGAGCCTACTACAGTAACAGCGGTACGGCTGATACACCTGTCAACAAGATAGGCTACAACCATATCCCTGAGCACTTTGAAACGATTCATTACCACGACTTCAACTATGTAGCAAGTAAAGGGCCATTTGCGTTAGGTATGAAATGGATTAAGCCCGAAGGCACAGGTGCATTATTCACCGCAGCCCAAATTGACGCTGACGCATCACTTGAGCATCAAGGTGGAACGGTTGGTTCAAATAAATACAATTTCTTTGGATTTTGGGCAGGCGGTAGTCACGGTGGCGGTGCAGTAAGTCGTTTAGAGTCTTATGGTCATTCGCTTATCGGATGGGGAAGTGATACCTTCGGTATGGATTGCGGAACTTACCAAGATTCTACAGGCATCGCTACTTTGTCATTACCGAGTGATAGAAACCGATGCTTTGGTTACCGAATGGCCGTGAGGCAATTGTATAACCGCCCCCGCTGGTCTATGTACGAAAGAGGTTGGCTTGAAGTAGCAAACAGTAACGCTATGCTTGGCTACTATAATGGGCCACTTATCCAGCACGATTCTAAGACAGACGGTTGGGATTCAGGCGTGGACTTTGATGCTCTGTATGTCGGTATTTTAGAACGGATTACTCAAGTGTCAAGTCTTGTCGGGCAAGACCAAATCGGAAGGCAGGTTCGCTACAGCGATGGTCGTCGTATGACTGGGCCATTCGGCTGCCCTGTGCGAACTCTACGCAACGCATCAACAACGACCCGCTTGTTCCCTAACGATGAGGCTGGTCAAGGAATTGAAGAGTTGGCACAAGCACACCGACACTACATGGTAGATTGGTGGGGCAACACTCGTGGAGAAGATGTCAGGCGTTTCCCTGTAAGAGGATTCGGGCTGCGGCCATCTTGGGATGCAGAAGATGCTTATGCCGATACGAATGTCTCACACCGACCATCTGCTCTGTTTGGTGGAGATGGAAATGACCGATATAGTGGTAATGATAACACTGATAACAATACTGCGACCAATATGGATAAAGTTGACTGGTTCAACCCTGCCAGTGCTTTGAGAGTCGGTGACAGAGGGGATGGTCGTGGTGTTCGCTGGCCGACTGTGTTTAACGAAAGTTTGCTGATGGATGTTAGTGAGCGATTTGACGCTACGGGTTTGGTTCTCAGTCATAGTACGGCTGAGCCTATCGTTGGTCAAGGACTTGTAAGACCAAGTAATCTTGCTCTCCAAGCAGGTGAAGTTGAGCGTGGTATTAGTGACCGTGTTGATTTGAATTCGGATGATGGTTTGCTCAAGCCATCGGCCAATGTAGGTGAGGCGACTGAAACGGTCAATGCTGATACGAGAGGGGCTGAGGCTGTATCAAGAAACGATGTTAGATTAGGACTTGATGTAGATACGCTTGCTGAACTCAATGATGGAACAAGTCGTGAATATGTCGTTATGTCTACCGAAGCACATAGCCTTCACACAGACCGAGAGATAGGTCAGCGTACAAATTTAAGAGGCGCATACGATGTTGGTAGTAAAACACTCAAAGATTTGGATATGACTTCGTTAGACTGGTCGGACAAGCCTGTAACTGGAGTAGTCAAGCATTCTAATGCACATGCTATGTGGCCGCTCGGTGGAACTTATGTCATTGAATGGAGTAAGTATGATGGTGTGATTGATGTCAAAGGTTGGGGTAAAGCCGGTTCATCTTCATCTTCAAACCCATATCAAGACGCAGACCACGACCCAACTCTTGAAAATGTCAACTATACCGATGAAACTGTTCAATTCCTCTATAGACCAGCACACGGACTTGATTACAAACATAGCCAAATGTTCCGAGCATTCATTGATACCATAGGGCCACAGAGCGGTGCTAATTTCTATAGAGCAACAGCCGGTGGTAAATACGGTTTGTTTGTCAGCGATGCCCCAAGTGCAAGAGTAGGCACACCTAATTTACCACCGTATGCACCTGTTTATACGCTTGACCCAACTTCCAGTTTGACAGTTCCCGACAGTCAAGGCCCGAAGATTCAAGGTGTTGAGGTAACGGGTTACGATAAGTCGGATATTCGTTCACCTGTTGCAAGGATGGTTATGTCGGAGAATACGCTTGAACACTTCCGAGCCGACGCAAGTCGTCGTTCTATAGACGATGATGAAGGTGATTACAGCGTTCAACCAAGATTCAGTCAAACCTTGCACCCGAAGGGTAGTAAAGAAGATGCATCTTTTAATACGAGCGACCATAGTGGAGAGTGAAGCGTATGACACCGATGGAGGAGGCTTGGTTGGTGTTGAAGCGTCAAACGAAACTTGGTGAACACCACCCCGATTTACCAAGCCCCTATGGTGAAGTAAAATACTATCATGGTACTCCAAGTACCGATAGACTTTCATTTATGCGTACAGGTATTGAACCAAGAAATACATTTGTAAATCAAGGTCAAAAGGGAAATGAAGCCTTTGTGTCTGACAACCCTATGTCAGCGAGAGCATATGCGGGTGGAGATGTTTATACTGATGATTTTGCACCCGGTATGGTGATTGGAGTAAGAGGTGAGCCTGAAGGGTTGAAAGGTGGAGATATGGGTTACTTTTCCACTGCTCAAGGAATACCGCCTGAAAGATTAGTTTTTTTACCTAAATCATATCGTGATTTAAGACCTGACCGTGAATGGCTAAAGAGCCTTCCACCGTGGGAGGGAAGCGTATGACACCGATGGAGGAGGCTTGGTTGGTGTTGAAAGAGATGCGACAAATGAAGTTGTATAATTACATAGAGGACTACCCCGGTAAAGAGCCTGTAACGGCCTTTAGGGGTATTCACGGTGGGCGTGTTGCTCAAAACATGAGTGAAGGTGTGCAACCTCAACCTGCTGAAAAATGGCATACAAACCCCTATGAAGAAATTGCGCCCTTTTCAATTAGCGGAAAGGGGTCATGGTGGGCTAAAGGAAACACACCTCAAGCGCACGAAGGGGCTTCGGCTTTTGCAGCAGTGAGTGACCCTGTGGGGATGGTAATGGGTTATCGTGGGAAACTCCCGAATCCAATTAACCGAATGGCAATAGACCCTTCATCTGCTTTACTTGGGCATATAGAATACGAATCATTGCCAATGGATTTTGAAGAGTCGTTTGCACAACATCAAACAAATCTTGACCCTGATAAATTGGTATGGACAAAGCCAAGTGGTATATGGGAGGGAAGCGTATGACACTGGGTAAGAATCTTTCAACTGGTCGCTTTGATGCTGACCAAGATTCTGTTATGAAAGTCGTGCGTAAGCCACGCTTCGTAGATAACGCTGTGCGGCATGGAGAATATTCCAAAAATGTCAACGGTTTTGTTGTTAGCCGACCAACCGCCAGTGATTTTGTACCAACCGCAGAACGACGATACAAGTTGATTGAAGAGGAAGATACCATCCGTTTGCTTCACAATCCGACAGAAGGTATGCGTTACGAAGGTGCAGTATTTTTTGACAAAGATAAAGTGAACACTTCAAGCACTTTACCTTCGTTAGTTATGGGAAGCGAAAACCCTAACCAACTACTTGCTGTATCACAAATACAAGACGCTACAAAAGGAACAAGGTATCGTGTTGAAAACCTAAAAGGTCGTGATTTACGAAGCATCGGCTTTACCGATAAAACCATCCATTTCGCTCAAAAAATTGGCGTGGGCTTGCGAACATCCGATTTGGCTCATCGTGTCGCTAAGGCTAATACCAGCGCCATCAATGGCGTAAAGGCCAATGTTAGCACTGGTACTTTTTTGGCTCAAGATTTCTATGGCGTTGAAGCATTTAGCGCACTTCGTTATTTAGCAAAGCATGATGGCTTTAGCCCTAAAAGTGACAGGTTTGGAAATGTCTGCTATTTCCCTCAAAACCATGTAGAGCGTGAATTTTTTGTCGGTGAAAACCGTGTTCTCGGAGGCACGATTGAGGAGGTAAATGAAAATACACCGAACCGTGTCATTGTGCGTGGGAAAACTATCGCTAACAATTATGAAAATGTTATCCAAGTAGATGACTTTGGTCGGCAGGCTGATGGCATTAACGAAGTTCCCGGTGGAATTCATGCGCCTACGGCTGTGACAAAGGCCAGTGCGAAAGTTATCGGTCAACGCATGCTAAGAATGGCAAAGAACGCTACTGGTAGTCGTAAATTGATAGATGTCGTAGCAGCGAGCCATATGCATCCGGGTGATATGGTATCGTATCAAACAAGAACGGATAACGAGCGTTACATAGTGCTTGGAAGTAAAATCAACCTCAACGAAAAACTCAGCGAATTGCATGTGAATTCGGTGGATGTGACGCTTGAAGATGTGTTGCAGCGATTTCAAGAAATAGATGTAAGTGGTAACTTACAAGCAAACGAGGAACGCAATCGTCAATTTTCAACCGAAGAGTTTGCTACATCGTTTGGTTTCAAATTCAAAGTCACTTGGCAAATCTCCGAGCGTGTTGATATGAACAGAGGTGTAGGGTTTACGATTGGTGTTAATAGCCGTAACAGCATCAACGGAAGTCTTAATTTACAGAGTACGGGGGTTCTTATCAATAACTCAGGTGGTTATCCGATTGGAACGACATCTTTCGCAGTTGACGGAACATCTGCTGTTACTGCTTTTGCGACTGATAACGCAGCCGTCTATACAGCCAATGGGAATAAATTGGGTCATGTTGACCTTGCTTCTATTGGTGTAAACACATTGGCTATCAAGTCTGCAAGTGTTCATTCTATAGAAGATAATGAAGAAGTTTTCATCTTGTCAACGAAGGATTTCCCTGAAACGAGAAATGACAATCTTAAGATTGGGGCAGTGCATAGTTATTATTTGAGTAACAGGAGGGGATGATATGCCGTTATTGAATGAAGGTACGAGGTTTTTGATTGATACTTTGAAAAACCGCATTAACGAAGTTGTGTTTGGCTTTGATGGCACAGTTGCCACCCAACAGGATGGTGGAATCGGTAGCCCTGCTGTAGTCGTCACACCTACGGTGCGTGTCGTAGATGATAATACGCTGATTGTAGAAGCGAAATTAGCATTAGATACTACCTTCACCCGCCCACTACGAGAGGTAGTCATCCGCTACAAAAATCCCAGCGATTCGGCTGATACAACTGACTTTATGCGATACACTTACAACTCTATCCAAAAAACGAGTAATAACGAAATACAATTTTCTGCAATCATTGAGGTGACAGTATGACGAATCCAACGGCAGGGCATACGAGTGCAAGTGGAATGGGTGCTAACGCACAAGGGCTTAGAGATGGAGATGGGCTAACCAGTCCAAGTTTAACCAATATCTACGAAGCCATACATGGTAATGGAATCATGCGTCTTGGAGATGGTGCAAGAGGTGACTCACTGAGAAACAGTATCATTCCTAATACACCCGGCTATATTGAAGTCGGTGCAAGTCAAGGCGAAATCAAAGTCTACGGTGGTTACTGTGTTCTTGACGGTGTGATGTATAAATTCGCAAACGGGCCGGGTTCAAGTGAGTCATTCATCATCGGTACGACTGGCGCAGGTGCAAACCATAGTGGTAATTTACCAAGCGTTCCCAGTTCAAATAGCGATGTTTTCGTTGTCGTTTATCTTGTAGGTAGGAACACACCCGAAGCCCATCTTATGTATGAAATGGGAACACCTGTATCACCTTCCAGCGGAGTGCCTCTAATTCCCAACCGTTTCCTTTCAAATCCAAGCATCACTGGTAATACTGATTCTAACCATCAACACACCGTATTAGGTGTATTGCGTTACACAATGACAGGTGGTGCTGGTAGCGTAACGACATCGCTTAGTGCAACCCCTGTCATCCACGATAGGAGAGCATACCTGCGCTCAACTCCACTTTATCTTACACCGATGACAAAGGGTTCTATTGGTAATGTAGACCCTGCTAACGCTGTCACCGATTTAGATGGCTTTTTCAGTAGCCCCGAAGATGGAGACCTTAACGGTAGCACATTCGGTGCGATTTGGCAAAGTCACCGTGAAGATGAAAGTGGAAGCAAGCATGCCAATATTTACGCATCCTTACCTCGTAACTTGAACACCACACCTGTTACAAATACCTATGTCATTGGGCCGAATCGCTTGGAAGTTATTACGACAACTGGAAACTTGACTTTTACCTTTGACCAAGCCGATTTGTGGGTCATCACGACTGATGCAAATCGCACAATTAATCCTACAGGTAACTTCGGAATAGGTCATGTTGTGCAAATATACCATACAGCAGGCGCTCATACTTTGCATTTTGATTCAACAGTTGGTGGTCATAGCGTTACGCCAATCAATGTTAATGTATCAGTAGGTGAATTTGCCAGTTTCGTTTACGATGGTACGAATTGGCAACAAATATCATCAGCAGCAGGTGTATCAGCATCATCATCAGGTGCAAGCGGTCTTGTTCAATTGTCCGATGGTGCTGGTGGATTTACCAGTGATACTGACTTATCATGGGATGCCGCTGGTGGTGAATTGACCGTAAATGGTAAATTAACCGTCACAGGACTCATTGACCCTACAGGGCTTGAACTTGACCCTCAAGGCGCTAATCCCGGTGGTGTAGCCGCCAATACATTATGGCTTGACAGTGGTGCATCTAACCGCCCTAAGATTGGTTCTAACGCTGTTATACGAGCCAGTGATAACATCAGTGAATTGACGAATGATTCTGTATTCGTTGACGCTGCTGGCGCTGCATCAGCCGCCCCTGTGCAAAGTGTGAATAGTGCAACGGGCGCAGTAGTATTGGATGCTGATGATTTGGCCGATGGTGCTACGAATGTGATGATGACTTCAACCGAGCGTACAAAACTCAGCGGTATCGCTACGGGTGCAGAAGTCAATGTCAATGCTGATTGGAATGCAGTAAGCGGTGATGCTCAAATTCTCAACAAACCAACTGATGTAACCGACCTTTCAACTCATAGTGTGACTGAATTAAGTGATGTGACAAACGCTGGTTCGGGTGACATATCGCAAGGTGATACTGCGTATGGGTGGGGCGACCATGCAGCCGCAGGGTATCTTACTTCATTTACAGAAACAGACCCAGTTGTTGCCGCCATTAATGGTATTGTTAAATCAAATGGCTCAGTCATTAGTGCCGCAGTAGAAGATATAGACTATCAAGGTGTGTTAGCGGAAGGTGCGTTTGTTGATGGTGATAAAACGAAACTTGACGGTATAGCAACAGGCGCAACTGCTTACGCTGATGCGGATGCAGTAGCCGCAATTAACGCTGCATCAGCGATTGACCTTACAGGTGCGCTTACTGCACCTTCAATCAAGTCACTTCGCTTACCTACTGTTCCTATTTCAACATCAACTAATTTAACAGCCGCTTCTCATGCTGGTCGGTATTTGATTTGCACAGCAAATGTCACACTACCCGCTACACCAACTGCTGGCGACCATTATACTATCCTTAACACAAGTGGTGGTGGTGCTACTATTACAATTACACCTAATGGAACTGATACAATCAACGGTGTAAATGCGGCTGTGACGGTGAATGATTATAATGGTGCAACATGTATTGCACTTACAACTACTACTTGGATTGTTCTTGGGGTGTGAATATGTATCTCGCTGTGGCTGGTGCTTGCGCTGAACAGGAAGCGAATGCTGTCACACCTGTTACTTATTCATTAGCCGCATTATCATTTGATTCAGCAACCACTCATACACTCGCAACGGTGACAGATTGGTTGATGAGTCCAACCGAATACATAGCGGCTGATGAAAGTGGTGCGACAGAAACAATTCGCTCTTATCCATTTGCTGGTTCACCTATCACTTTTCCTTCCGCTACCGCTACAATCAGTGTATCTACTCAAAATCCAAGAGCAATATGTTGGGGTGATAATGGTAAATATCTTTACATTGCTGGAAATGCTACACCACGACTACAACAAATAACCCTCTCTACTCTTTATGCTTTGAGTACTGCGTCACCTTCAACTCCATCCACAACAACTCCAAGTTGGGGCGCACAGGGTATTCATTTTAATGACATCGGAGATACCTTTTTCGCTGTTGAATCGGGTAATGTACGGGTATGTGCGCCTGTATCGTTGTGGGATATTTCCACATTTACAGTGACTTCAACCGTATCACTTTCAAGTCAAATTGATAGCGATGGTAACGCTATGGGTAGCAATTTTACAGGTTTGAGATTTGACCCAACAGGAACAAAGATGTTCATTTGTTATCGTAATTCAAACGGAACTGCGGCAAATACAATCAACCACTCAAAGGTCGCTGAATTTAGTCTTTCAACTGCTTGGGATATTACCACAAGAGCCTTTGTTCAAAGCATTAGCCTTCACCCGCACTTAGGGTTAGATGGTTCGGGTTATCCCGACCTTGTTGGTGGACTCGCTTGGGATTCAACTGGTACTCAATTGATTGTCGGTGGTTATTCGGCTAAACAAATTGTATTGTTTTCGTGATATTATGGGTAGATTTATTGAGCATCTCAAGCAGAAATGCGAGAATTGTAACCGAATCGCTTTACCTTTATGCATCGCTGGTAATTATATTAGTGGTGAAAAAGCGGTCATTCACCAATGTCCGTTTTGTAACTATCTCCGCTTTCATGGGCAATTAGGGTTTAAGGGTGAGCGTAAGCGTAAAGCCAAGCCCGTAGCCAAGCAAACAGGTGGTAGGTTTTCTCGTTACTTATTGAAGCGAAGTGAACGGGCGTGAGAGGAATTGAACCCCTATCTCCGACTTAGAAGGTCGGAATGCTATCCGTTACACCACACGCCCATGAGTGGTATCTATTCGCCTCGTTTTCCAATGATGTCATCAATGCGTAGAATACTAATGGTGACTTCGCTGGCTGATTGAATGGCTTGCTTTACCAAATCTACAGGCTCGTAAACATCACATTGTAGCATGTAACATGCACCGCCATTCTCAATGTCCGGCCCTGCATCTGTGTGACCAGCCATGTGCTCGTTTCGTAGCGTTAAAATCGTATCAAGAGGGTCATGACCTGCGTTCTCTGCAATCGTGGCAGGGATTGATTCAAGGGCATCGGCAAAAGCCTCAATTGCCATTTGCTCACGGCCACCCGCTTCGGCTGCTCTTGAGCGTAAGTATAAGGCTGCGTTAAGATAAGCAGAACCTCCACCGGCTACAACTTGATTATTAGTGTAAGCGAGGCAAACCACACCAAGTGCATCTTCAAATCCACGCTCAGTTTCATCAAGTGTTTGCTTGGTAGCACCACGCAAAATCAGTGTGGTAACTTCACCTCCACCTCTTACTACGACATACTTCATATCACCGATTTGTTTACATTCTACATCACAATCAACAGCCTCAGTTAGGTCATCGGTGCTGTGCGATACTGATGTTCCGAGTAGTTTAGAAAGAGCCGTCATATCACTTTCGGGTATTCGGTGTACCAGCGAAATGCCTTGTTTTGCAAGGGTCGCTGCAACGACTTCGTTGACAGTATCTCGGCAAAAGACAACGCCCCCATCAGGGAGTAAGTTAATGATTACTTGCGACTTCTCAAGCCATTGGTCACGACTTGATTGCCTGCGATATTGTTGATATTCCGCTGCGGAAGCAAGGTTAAGTTGAACATTGTCATCGCTTTTGCTGTCACTCAGGCCGGTGTTGATGAGAAGGGCTTTTCCAGTCGGGTTAGTCGGCATAGCCGGAAGCATGAACTCCTTGTGCAAAACCACCCCTGAAAAACAGGAGGAATCGTCTAAACTCCCACCGGGTTGACAAAGCACACGGATGCGCTCGTATTCTCCACCAGCAGTTTTGACAGCATCTACGCAAAGTTGACTGACATGTTCAACGCTGGATTCTAACGCTTTACCTGTGATTGATGTTTTGGCGACCATTGCAAGGTGTTCTTCCGCTGGAATTGTCAATGTTGCTTCAATGTGCTCGGTAGCCCACTTAGATGCCTTTCTATAACCACGACAAATGATGTTAGCGTGTAATCCTTTGTTGAAAAGCAGTTCACTGTTACCTAACAATTCACCAGCCAAAACAACGGTACTGGTTGTGCCGTCATAACACATGCTTTCTTGTGTGTTAGCCGCTTCAACTACCATTTTGGCAGCGGGGTGGCTGATGTCTAATTCTTGAAGAATGGTTGCACCATCATTCGTTACGATGACGCTGCCGGTGGCATCTACCATCATTTTATCCATGCCCATCGGCCCAAGTGTTGTCTTGACCGTGTTCACTGCTCTCTTAGCCGCCCTAATGTTATGGACAACTGCGCTCGTATTACTCTCGTTTTCGTTCATTTAATTCTCCCTCAAAGTATTTTTCCAATATGGAATCAATGCAGGCATTGCATACTCGGTGATTAGAGCACCGTATGCCTGCCCAGTTATCTCTATCGCACACTTCGCAAATTATCATAGCCATTACCAATCAACCTCGTATTCTTTGACATCTCCGGTGTGGCGACATCGTGCTTTGACAAATCCTTCTTTCATACCGTGTTCCCATAGTTCGTAAACTAATTGAGCATCCTTTAGACAGTATTCTGCTACTTTATCGTAATTACCCTTACGCCACTCAATGGGCGCATCATGACTGTTCATGAGTTTACCTTTTTGTAATGTGTGGAAACAAGCATCCGATAGAGGAACTGCATGCCCGACGATGGATTTTAGCAAAACAGATGTGTCAAAGATTTGCTCTTCTCCCTTTGCCATGATGTCACCTGCTGTCCAGCAATCAAGTGCATCTCGTATAACAGGTAAGTCAAATTGTCGTAGGTTGTGACCGAGCACCATCCCTCCATCGGAGACATGTTTGGCTAAATCTTCACCGAGCGTTTTAGGATGAAGGGGTTTGACATTCGTACCTTCGGGTAAATACTTGGACACATGCTCGTTGGCATAGACTGTGCCATTTTCACCATCCCATGTTGCCACGACTGTAGGTTCAAACAGGTGACTCTGCCCCCATCCCCCTATTTCATGGGAGAAGTTAGCAGTTTCAATATCAAGTGCCAGCATTTTCTTCATTTAAACAACCTTCCAACATATGCTTGCAGCCGTCGCATATGGCTACGATTTTTTTGTGGTGAACGCCTATGATATAGCCTCCGATGTGTTCTCCTATTTTGGTGTCACATATTAGGCATTCGGTATGCCAAAATGTTTTCGTCAGTTCTTACCCCTCCTCTTGAACTCATCATTCAAGCGGATAAAGACTCTAACTCCTTCTCGTGTATCGGTAAACATATCGTTGCCATAAGTGTTGAATTTTTCATTGACAGATGCAGGGCTGCTGTAATTGGCAATCCTTCCAAAGTTTTCCATGACTTCTTTCTTTTTCGCCCAACCGTGACCACGATGGTCATCAAAGTCAAATATCTCCGATTGTTCGTAAGCGTCTTTCCAATAACCTTGCATTTTGTTTCGCTCGTTATTACCAGCACCGATGTTGACCTCCGATTCAAGCCATTGGATGAGGTTCAAATACAAGTCAAATAGAATTTCTTTCGCCATATCAATATGGTCACCACGCACTGTCCAAGCACCTTCAATGATGGCGAAGTGATGGGCTAATACATGGGTGTAGTTTTGTAAACCCATAATAAACGATGAACAGATACCTTGTTTGTCAGGACTCATGACTTCAACGATGCTGTAGTATTCGTCAATAGCCGACATTAAAGCAGGGATGTATGCGTCATCTATGTTAAACATACATTGTTGATTGCAGCACAAATCCATGACAACCACTTCTTGGTCATCTGCACTCATTTCCTCCCATTCCAGTGGAGGTATGCCACTCAAATCAAGCACTCTGCGTTTAAGACGGTGTTGCACATCGTTGAAAAATTCAATCACTTCTTCAAAAGAGATTTCAAATTGAGTTTTGCGGTAAGCACCTTGAGCAAGACTGTGGTTAATTTCACGCTTCATCTCTAATGTCCAATGTCGCCAATATGTAAGGACACGCTGGAAAATACCTTTATCCAACACATGCTCTTTGATACCCTTTGGAGGATAAGTGGTAATCCAAAGTGATACTTCGGATTTGACTGTAAAGGTATCTCTTGCCATGTGTTTTGTCAGCACATTCCGACCTGTTCCAGCAGCGTTCAGTGCTGATTGTAGAAACAGAGTCGTGCTCTCATTGTGCTGACCAGTTTTTAGCACCACACTACCTTCGTCAAAGTTCAATCCTTTACGACCAGCCAGTAATCCCGGTCTCGCAATCTGCGGTGCATCTCGTGGAGAGCCTTCAAAATCGGGGTCGGGAATGAGTGTACCAATAAGTGCCGCATCATTACCACTGTTGTAATCATCCGAGTTTAGACCAGCACCCTTGAGAACTTTCTCTATGTGCTGGTAAGCCGCTGATTTACCTGTCCTTGTATCTTGAATCCAAAAGATGCTTACTCGTGGGTCAAGATTACTACCGTCAATAGGAATACGAACATAAGGAATCGCTGCTTGTCCTAAAATATAGAAAAACGAAATTAAACCGGGTATCTCGTTGTTTTTACTCACTTGATTAAAGTGCTCTAAATACCCTTCTACGATGTCATAGTGCCGCATGCACTCATATTTGCTGGCCTTGTGTTCCATGATTCTCTCTCCCTTTGTATGTCTTTTGGACTATGACTGGCTGTTCGGATGTCAATACTTCTATTATCCGTTGCCGTAATTTCTCACCCATTCCTCTCACTTGTTTCAGCGATTCGGGGTAAAGCATTTCTTCTATAGAACCGCACTTGTCAAGCAAGTTCTTGACCATTTCAGGGCCAAGACCCGGAATGGCAATCAGCATATCTGCTCTCACATCGTTTGTGCTGGTTCGTGTAACTGCTCTTGCACCATGTCGGCTGGCGGGTTTGTTCATTTTGCTATGAAGTTTAGCGATAAACATCGCTGCTTCGGAATAGTCTTGTGCTCTGTAAATATGGCAATCAAAGTCTGCCGTGATTCGGGCAAAAGTTCCAAGCATTTCGTTCATAACTTTGGAGTATGATGTGTTGCGCCCTTGCTGCTTAGACAAGGCAACATATTTCTTAATATCACCGTGTACGACTAAAACGATTCGTTCACAGTTGGCATCCATGTTTTCCAGTTGTCGCATAAGGTGACCGCTGTGGCTTGACATGAATAAATCGGACAGACTCTTGCACTCTATGTTTGCGTTACCGGCCTTGTAGTCTCCCATACTCTGTAAGTGCTCTTTATGCACAGGGAAACCTTCACGCTCTGCTGCTCTAATGACAGCATCGTGAAGTGGCCCTCGTTCATTTGTATCAATGATAAGTGGAGGTTTCATTAAATCACCTTATTTTTAAAATAATAAATTGGATAGAGTATAGCAAGAATCGGAATGATGACTGTGATGAGTGCAATGGCTTTGAAAAATTGAGCAAGCGTTACTCCACCTGTTTCTCGCATGTAATATACTCGGCACTTCTATGTACATTACATCTTTGTCCTTCTATTGAAAAGTCAACCCACAGTCCACAACGCTCTCCTGTTGATTTTGAAATAACACTGCATCTATATTCGTCTATTGCCCCTTTTTTTCTACAAAATAAACAAATAGGAACATAAAACGGTTGCTTTGCAGTTTTTGATTTTGGGTTGAATTTCTTACTGCAAATATTGCAAAATTGTGTAGCCATTATTTACGCACCGCCCATACAACAGTTTCGTAACTACCACCATAGATAGTTGTTACACGCTTTCTTTTACCTGTATCTTTGAAATTACCACTCAATACATTGTAAACTTGGTTAGAGGAAAAGGATTGTTTGTAAGGTCGGCCTGCGTGATTTTTGAGGTTACCTAAAGCCTCTACTACTTCGCCACTCGTGAGTTCTCCGCCTTCTTTTAACACTCTTTCAATAAGATGTTTTAGCATTGCATTCGCCATTATTCTTCCTCCTCAATTGCACCTGTCTTATCCCAGTATCGGCACTTACCTAAACACATACCTTTCTTGTAAAGCATAGAGCATGTCTGTGGATATTCTGTGCCAACAATGGTGCTGACCTGATACCGAGTCGTACCCTCATCAAAGTCAGCCCATTCTAATGAACGGATGAAATTGATGATGGTCTCGGTGTGCTCTTGTAGTCTCTCTTTATCAATCCTTTCAACGGATATGAAATTTCTCAGCCGTTTTGATAGGTATTTGACGAGTTGCACACGAGCATCGTGACTTGGGTTACTACCTACTCTACAGGCTGCCGAGTTTAGGCATGGAAGAATGATAACGCCATCCATTGAGATAGTCGGTAAATCAATGGGCTGGGCGCTGGCTTTGAAAATTTTATTGCGAGTTTTACCTTTGACGATGTTGAGCGTGAGACCCTGACTCCCATAAGGAATCATACCGCTACTTGGGTCAATGGCCTTTTCCATGATATAATCAATACCTTGTTCAAGGTCATTGGTGCTAAGTGGAATAGACCATAAGCCACGCTTGGAGTTATATGAATTAGGAATGCGAATCATCCCGCTGGTATCAAATGGAACAGCGGGGTCAGAGCAATATAAGTCCATCTCATGAATCCAATCGTTGACTAATTTCATACCGGCTTCTTTGATGTCGGACAGCCCATCCCCGCTACTGGGAATGTAAGGCTTGTCAAGACCTACCCAAATATGGAATCCTCCACCACTATACCACATGCTGTGAGTGATGTCACTGTCAAGTAAAAAGTCATGCAAACGCTTGGTTTGTTCCAGTGGAACGGAAGGGTCTACATGGTTGCCCTTATCTCTACGGAAGTCCTTTGGGTCAAAGTCCATAACAAAATGTCGGATGATTGGGGTGTCCAAGTCTACTCGTCGGTTGTATGGCTGTAAGGTAGCCCTGTAACCGTAGACAGTCATGTATGCATTTGATACGCCATTTTTACCATTCCAATAGCGTTCTAAGTCACCATTATTTCTAACGATTTTTCTGTAGCCTCTTTTACTTTCCATACTCAGTTCCATTACTTCTCTTGGAAAGTCAAAGACTAATTGCATATCACTCACCCTTGTATCGTCTACCGATTGCTTGAACCAAGTCATCCAATTGAGATTCGTCTTGTAGCATAGATGCGTTGATTGACAAATACATCGGCCCACGAGGGCCGCTTGGTGTCTCTTCAAACTCATACAGTGTCGTTTGAATGGCGACACTATATGGTGTATCTCTGCCTAATTTTGTGAATGAAACCTCTACATTTCTACCAACGGTATCGGACAGTAACGATTCAATCTCTCTTCTCTTTTGTGCAATGTTTTCTACTTTCATCATTCTTCCTCCTGATATGCATCAAGATATTCTTGCGGGTTATCGCTTCCTTCCCAACTCGGACATATTGATTTGAAGTTACAATATGCACATTTTCCAGCACTTGCTTTGGTCGGGAAATCATTAGCCAAATATGCGGTCAGTAGCGCAGTTTTCAACTTATCCACTGCTTTAGCATGCTTGTCACCTACTTTATTCATACAAGACTCGTAGACAATTTTATTGATGCCTCTCTGCTCATAGCCGTATTTATTGAGTAATTCAAGTTCATTCGGTACACCGGATGGATAAACCCATCCCCAGTGCGTGACATCTTGATAGGGGTGATTAGCGTATGCCAAGAGTTTCTTGTAAAATGCCATTTCAGTTCGCATGGAATCAACTTTGAATTTAGAATCTTGCCACTCATCATTCTTATCCTTCGTCTGCACCCACTTACCTGTTTTCAATTCCATCAGTGCGTAAGTGCCTTCGTCGGTAGCGAAACCTCTGTCAATACTCCCAGCAAAATGGATGGGAATTTTGTGGACTTCGCCATTGAATTCAATTTCTTCTTCTGTGAAAGCGTGAACTTCTAATTCATTGATAACAGGTAAATAATTCGCTACGCCAGTTACTCTAAGTCGTTCCAAATCCCAAACGATGCGTTGTTGAATAGCACTTTCTTCACCGAGATGATATTCTTGTTCAGGTATTACACTAAGCGCCATCTTAAGTGCCTCGTCGTTTCTTAGATTCTTCATAAGTCTGTAAAGTTCGGGTAGAATAGGTGTTACATTATCGTAGAACTTTTCAATAGCGTCGTGGACATTTGTTCCCTTTGTCATCGCATCAGTTGATGGCTCAGGGAGTTTGTGAATACGCTTGTATTCGTATTGCTTAGGACAGAAATCAAAGTCCGATGTTAGACTTGACTTAGTTATCCGTAAGTATTCTTTTTCACCTAATATATACGACGACTTAGCGTATGCACTCCAATCTCTATCACTCATCAGTTTCACCATCCCATCCATCACAATCGCAATGTTCATTACAATTCTTACACACTGAACAATTGTGGTCTGCTTCACAAAAGTTACATTCACTCATCAGTTTTCACCATCCAAAGTCTTTTGCGACATGTCAAAGAATTCATACAACTTTGTTTGCCTACTTTTAGGTAAATCAAATCTGCCGCATGTAGGGCAAACTGATGTACTCTTCCACCATGTTCTTTTCTTTACTGGTGAATCTTTTACTTTATTCCAAAACTTCCACTTGCTCATTGGCTCGCCTCCTGTATCATTCAGTCCACCACCAGTGTCCAAGTTCTGTTCTATCGTTTTCGTCATATTCAAAGAAAGAATATTTTTGATTATGGAGAATACGCTTACCAAGCCGAACTACACGGATGGTATCGCTTTTTTTGATATACACTACACAATAGTCGCCTTGCTTCGCATCTTCCCTATCAAACTCACCGTAGTCGTTGATTTTAACGCCCCACTTGTTATTATGCTTGTGAAGCGAGCCACCGAAGAACTCAACCCTATCGCACTTGTAGCGTTCAACGAATAGTGTAGTGAGATTTATTGCGTCATACACTTCATCATCGCTCATTTTACTAATATCAACTTCATGTACTTCACCCGATTTTTTTAGATAATTTCTTTTCTCATTTGTGAGGGCGTGTGAGTCTTTGATTTCGTAGTAATAAACCCCTTCAACAAAACCATCATCGCAGTGGTTGATGGCCTTTACATCAACAACATAATCTCCTACATTTTGTTCAATGGACACCGACCAATACTCATCTTCTAAGGTTCGTTGGTTACGAAGTATGCTGGCGAGGGTATGTTTGGCGAAATAGTGTCTTGGCCCTTCGCCTTTACTTGAACAGTTGCTATCAACATGATGGCGAAAGTGATGGCGAGTGCCATCTCCCTTAACTGGAATCATGCGACCTTCGCAATCGGGACATGTGTATTCGCCACCTTTGCTGGCGTTGTCAATCCACACCATTCGTTCCGCTTCGTCAAAAGCGAATGGCCATGTCACCTCACTCATTCTTCTTCACCTCTTCAATCAATCGCTGAACATATACTGCGGCATCCATGAGTTCTTCCTGTAGATGAGTGAGCCACTCAACAAGGTTAAGGTCGCCTCGTTCCATCGTTACGCCATACTTGGCTTTACCGACCTCAGCCCGTTGCTGAATCTTAGCGCATACTTCATCTTCAATGCGACTCATTCTTCTTCAACCCCGTACAACTTTTTGGCCTTATCGTAATAGCCATCTATCTGTCTTTCTTCTTCTTGCGTTCTTAGTTTTTCAAATAACCAATCCCAAAATCCCATTTCATTCACCACATTTTTCTCGGCACTCGGCGTGCCGTCAGCCTTTCTAAATCCCAGTCAAGTGTTTCATACACCGACTTTAATTTACTATGAATCCATTTATTTACAATAGTAGTCCAGTCAATACTGTACTCACTCAATTGACGCTCATCCTCAAAACCTACTACATTACAGTAAGGCTGGCCTTCGGGTACATCATCAACAAATATCCAGCGCACGCTATCATTCTTTCCGTATGAAGTACCCAAGTATTCATTTGAATAGCGTGCCGCTTTAGCAGGATTGGGTACTACCTTATCATATTCATTTAGATTCTTACTGATAGAACCATACGAAGATGCCTCAGTTGGTGTTATACTACCTTCATACACAGACTTGACTTGTGGGCGTACAGCATGATGAATTGTATCTTCATCATCACCGCTTGAAATCATTTTGAATACTTTACCCAGTATTTCTTTTGTGAGTGGTGGGGCGTTTGATGCCTTAATTGAAAACCCAGTGACTTTCATATCACCTGCATCTTCGGGAGGCCATGACTTGATACCAAAGTTACGATTCTTGACATTGGCCGTGAACCAGTACGGGAAGAATGCTTCTAATTCTACATCAAGATACTTTAGCCCCATTTCATTTTGTGCAATGTCAGTAAGGCGTTGGGCTATAACCTCAGCCTCTTCAAATGGAACTTGAATGTAACATGAATCTGTATGACCTGCAAGACCACGATACCCCATTTCTTCGCTCTTCTTGACGAGCATGGATATTGACTCACGACCAAGATAAGTAATAGACTGAGCAATCTCATAACTACTCCATTGTCCACGAACCTTCCTACTACCAACCATACCGTAAATTGCATTCACTGCAACCTTTACAGCCATCTGCAACATATTGTAACCCAACTTTTCATCGGGGTCAGTGGAGGTTTTCATGAGGTTTTTGTAATGCTTACGAAGGGCAAGCATATCTTTGACGACCTTTGGAAGCAAACCTTCCCTGTCTTGTCGCCAATGGAATACACCACCTGTACCGGGAATATAGTTACCATCATCATCTATCTTAGCAGGTATGTCAAGAGTAAGAATATTTGGCCCTGCATGGTCACACATGGTAGTCCAACACAGATTGGCCGAGAGAATGATATTTGGATATAGGGATGCGAAATCCACCAGTGCTACATTTTGGTGGCGACCAGCAACAGGAGGCATAACCCATGCCGCTTGTAAATCGGGTCGCTCTTCAATAAATGATGTAGGTGCTTTGAGATTTGTTTTACGGCCAATTAAACCACGAAAGTATCTGCTTACATTATGTGTGCTACCGAACTGTACACCAGCCACTTGTTGTAATGCAAAGTGAAAATCAGTACAGTGTAACTTCTCGTCAATGTCACGCAACAAAGTGGTATCAACTAAACAGTAATCAACGAAGTCATCATAGTAATCACTCCATCCATTGTGTACAGTCATTCCTTCAATATCATCAGTGAGTTTGTGACCTAAACCAAGTTCAGTAGCGAACCAGTTTAACTTGCGTTGTTGTGCTTTGCCACGACCACTCTTTTGCCATACACCTTCAAACCCACTTCCTTCTTCCCATCGTGCGGCTGAGTCAAATACTAAACGACCTTTGATGGGTTGGCCTGTAACTTTGTAACCTTCGTTGTTTTTCTTTGGTGGTAAAAAGATTCCAAGTGGTGACATATCGTGCTTAAGTACACCCATGCGGTCATGTAACTTTGGTAAATCAGCCCATGCCCCTGCATGAGCAATCAGCATATCGGGGTCACGCTCTTTGAGGTAATCTAAGAAACCTGCAAGCATCTTATCCTCATTACGATATGTACGGAGTTCGTAGCCACCGTAACGGTCAATCCATTCAGTCTTAGTAATACTCAAGCGTATGGATTCTTCACTCCATGAAAACACTACAGGATGTTCAGCATCACTGTCAGCAACCGCCATGACGGTAATAGCACCATCACCAGTTGTTTGCCACTCTAAATCGTAATACCACTTACGAGGATGAAATTCGGGAATACCTTCGGGATAGTTGGTAAGAAGGATTTGGTCAAGATAATTCAAATCAGCCTCATGTGTCCATTTACCAACCGCATCTTTGATTTCCCAAAGGGTATTAGGATGATTAACTTCTACCTTCCATAACTTACCACCATCAAGTCCTGTACCGATTTCATCAGTAAGAATACGAGCATGGAAATTGCGTAAGCGATTGAGTACCCATGTCGGTGCATTCTGTCGCAACCAACAGAAAGGGTACACGAAGTCACTATCTTCATGAGTAATGTAACGCTCTTTGAGTACACCATCAGCACCACGAGTACGCTCATAAATTATGGGCGGCTCATATGGGTCATCCGATGTGTAATCAATAATCATCATTCATCACTCTCATTTACAATCATCAGTAAAGTATTCGTTTGGTCAAAAATTATCATACTGTTATCACCCATATACAATCTCGCTTGACCATCATCAAGGAACTGCAAACAAGTAGGCAACCAATCTCCAAAGTGAGTTTCAACCGTAGCATTCGGGCCAGCACTATCCATGAGAGGTAATACAGTAAAGAGTCGGCCAGTAGCGGCTTTACCAGCCACGATACCGAATTCACCTTCACCGCAATGCGCTCGTACTTTGTATAATGAATCATTAGCCAACAAGCCTTTCATACCAGCAAGGGAAATCAAATCCTTCGTTTTAACTGTAGCATGTACGCTCAACTCATCGCCATTGAATGTAGCCCAACCACTGGCTGTTGCCTTTTCTAACATCTTTCCGATGATAACAGTTTTAGCGGCTGAGGTTATATCATCTGTACTTGGTATCTGTAATTTGTTACCGCCAGCCTCTATGTGTAAAGGTTTAGTTTCACCAACTTGT